TGGTGTTGGACACGCTGGTACTGGCTTCGCTTCATCACAGCTTCTTACAGTAGTGTACTCGCACTTGAATCAGCTGAATACAGCCGTGATTTGATACGTTCACAACGATTTCAAGAACTGTATCCTGAACTGACGATAAAAGCTGACAAAGATACAAAGTCAAACTATCGTATAGTGTATAGACAATCTTCTAAAGTATCAGACTTTCATTATAAAGAGAAAACTGGTGGAAATCGCTATTCTACATCAGTTGGTGGTACGCTTACTGGTTTTCACGGTGATATACTTATCTGGGACGATCCGCTGAATCCACAACAAGCTGCATCAGAAAAAGAAATAGAAGTTGCAAATCGTTGGTTGGATCAAACACTTCCAACACGTAAAACAGATAAGTCTGTCACAGTCACGATTGGAATCATGCAACGACTGAATCAGAACGATCCGTCAGGGCATCTACTCGAAAAAGAAAAAGGAAATCTACGACACATCTGTCTTCCAGGTGAAATCAGAAACTATCGTCAGTACTTGAAACCAGAAGAATGTGAAAGATATTACAAAGACGATTTATTTGATGCCCGTCGTATGAATTGGAACGTGCTGATCGAACTTGCAAAAGATTTAGGACAGTACGGATTTGCGGGTCAGATTGGACAGAATCCAGCACCTCCAGGCGGTGGAATGTTTAAAATAGATTATTTTCAGATGACAAGCGAAGTTATTCCAATATACAGATACGCAAAAACTGTTCGTTACTGGGATAAAGCAGCATCAGTCGGTCGCGGTGCATTCACAGTCGGTGTAAAAATGTCGCTGCTCACAGACGGAACATTCATTGTCGATGACGTAAAGCGTGGACAATGGGGAAGTCAAGAACGTGAAGACATCATACAAAAGACTGCTGAAGCTGACGGATACAACGTACACGTAGTCGTAGAACAAGAACCAGGATCAGGTGGAAAAGAAAGCGCAGAAGGAACTATCAGAGGATTAGCTGGTTATGTAGTCATCGCAGACAGACCGACAGGAAACAAGCAATTTCGCGCTGATCCGTATAGCGTACAAGTAAATGCAGGCAACATTCGTGTTCGTGTCGCTTCATGGAATCGCGCGTATGTAGAAGAATTTGAACTTTTTCCAAATAGCACGTATAAAGATCAAGTAGATGCTTCAAGCGGAGCATTCAATTATCTTGCAACAAAGAAAGTAGCACGTGCTATCGGACGTTTACGAAATTAGAAGAGACAGCAGTTTTTTGGTAGTTTCATAGAGTTTTTTGGTATTGATTGATTGTGTAATTCATTTATGCGGCTGCCTCTTCTTTTTTATTAAATAAAAATATATATATTTAGCACATCAAATAAAGCAACGAATGGAAAGACATCGTAGAACAACGGAAACCGTGCAAACGAATCAAGATGAACGAATGAAAGTTTATAGTGAACTGGTAAATCGTGCAAATCTTGCAGCACAACTTGGTACAATGTCTTATGACGGTAATCGTGACATCTATCAAGCATTAGGTTATCCTACTGTATTGACATACGCTGGTTACTATCTGCCAAAGTACATTAGACACGACATCGCTAAAGCTATAATTGATCGCCCTGTTCGTGCTGCATGGCGCGGTGGTTTGACAATACTTGAAAAAGGTTCAGAAGGTTCTGAATCAGAAATCGAAAAAGCGTGGGAGAAACTACGCGTAGAATTCAAACTACACACGATCTTTATGCGTGTCGATAAGTTGACTGGCATCGGTCGTTATGGTGTTCTGTTTCTTGGCTTAAATGATGTCACAACAACAGAAGATTTATCAAGACCTGTTGCTGGACAATCAAACAAACTTCTATTCATAAAACCATTAGGTGAAGGTAGTGCGCAAATAACTTCATACGAGAACGATCCAACAAACAAAAGATATGGTTTGCCAATGTTGTACAACATATCTTTAACGACACCGACGGGAAGTTCCGTCACGTTGTCAGTGCATTATTCACGCATCGTACACATTACAGAAGACTTACTTGAAAACGAGATATACGGTACACCACGCTTAGAACCTGTATTCAATCGTTTACTTGACTTAGAAAAGATCATTGGTGGTGACGCTGAAATGTATTGGCGTGGTGCTCGTCCTGGATTTCAAGGAAAAGTTGACAAAGATTTCACACTAACACCTGCAAGTGAAACAGGTCTGCAAGATCAGTTTGACGAATACGAAAACAATTTGCGACGTTTTCTACTTATGGAAGGTGTTGACGTTAAAGAATTAGCACAACAAATCGCAGACCCTTCAAAGAACGTAGATGTACAGATACAAATGATTAGTGCTGTTACTGGAATACCTAAACGTATCTTGGTTGGTTCAGAACGTGGCGAGTTGAGTTCATCACAAGACCGAGAAGAATGGAATTTGTGGGTGCAATCGCGTCGTGAAGAGTTCATGGAACCGATGCTTGTACGTCCACTTGTTGATAAATTCATTGAAATCGGGATATTACCGAGCGTTGACGATTACATCGTACATTGGGATGAATTGTTTGCAATGTCACCGAAAGAAAAAGCTGAAATTGCACAAACTACAGCAAACGCAATTCGGTACTATACAGCAACACCGACGGCAGAATATATTCTTCCAAAATCAATATTCTTGAAACGCTTGTTAGGTTTGACTGAAGAAGAATTAGCTGAAGTAAACAAATTGGTGGATGAACTTCCAACAATAGAACCTCCATTAACTCCACGTGAGACGCTACAAATGAAACAAGATATGACCACGGCAGGTAAAACACCCGTTGGTGCTACAATCGGTGGTGCTACAAAGAATCCAGCTAATGGAACAGGAAATGATACAATTGCTAAAAAACAAATAGCCAGTGTGTGAAATACACGACAATACTACAGCTGTAAAAGTCAATGTGAAGGATTATGATCCTTCACACACTGGCACATTAAGAGCAGCGTGGGTAGCTGATATGAATCGTCGCTTTAAGCACGTTGCAAAACAAGTTACAAAAGTAATCGTAGAAGACGACTATTTTGGATTGAACAACACACTAACTATAAACGCTACACCGATTGCAAATAGCAGTGCAAAGATAAGCGAATTCTTAATCTGGTTGCGCAAAGTCGAAGACGCTGTTCTGCTTGAAATGCGTTACGATGCACAGTACGGTTTGCAGAGTCAAGTTCCTTGGTACAGCACGTATCTTGCAAAAGCATACAAACAAGGTTCACAGAGAGCGCAACAAGAAATGAAACGTGCTGGAATGACAACCATCTTAGGTGACATAGCAGGAATGGAAACAATGTTGATTTCTAATCCCGTTGCAGTAGAAAAACTTATGATGTTGTTCACACGCGCATTTGGGGACTTGCAAGGCATCACTACAAGCATGGATGCACAGATAAGTCGTATTCTAACACAAGGCTTGTTCGATGGGCAATCACCTATCACGTTAGCACGACAGATTAATAGTGCAATCATTGGTGGTGGTGAAAGTCTTGGTTTAGACATAAGTTATGTGAACAAAGCAGGAAACACAGTGTCGTATTTCATGTCAGGACGTAGACGTGCTGAAATACTTGCACGAACAGAAATCATACGCGCACATCATAAAGCAACGATTGACGAATATCGTACATGGGCTGTAGAAGGTGTTTACGTGTTGGCTGAATGGGCGACAGCTACAGATGCTCGTGTTTGTGACGAATGTAAAACACTACAAGGAACGATTTGGACATTGGACGAAATAGAAGATATGATACCTTTGCATCCTCAATGTCGTTGTGTATCAATCCCTTACGTGGATTTAACAAGAACTAAAGTAGGAGGACAGTAAAAATGACAATGCAAACGTATAAAAGCAAAGTAAGGGAATACACTGTAGAGGAAAAAACATTGAATGGTAAAACGTACATTGTCGTTCCCGTTACAATGATGATGGAAGGTGTACATCAAGGCAGTCATGGTGCTTTATTGCACACTGCTGAGGAACTTGGAAAGATACCAGCAAGTTGGAACGGAATACCAGTAACACTTGGTCACCCACAAGCTGAAGGAAGTCCTGTTTCAGCCAATTCTCCAACGATTCTTGAACAATGGGCACTTGGTATAGTGTTTAACACTGTAATGGCAGGAAACCGCTTGAAATCGGAAGCATGGCTTGACAAAGACAAACTTGCTACGAACGTAAACTTAAACGATCGGATTGCGAATGGTGAACTGATTGAGGTAAGCGTCGGTGTGTTCAGTGAAGATGAAATGACAGAAGGAACATGGCACAATGAACAGTATGTTGCGGTTGCACGTAATTTGCGTCCTGACCATTTAGCTATCCTTCCAAATCAGGTTGGTGCTTGTAGTGTTGCAGATGGTTGTGGAATACGTGTAAACCAAAATAAGAAAGGAGAAATAACTATGACTGTAAATGAAGCATTAGATGTGCTTAAAGCTGACGGGTATCGAGTCCCAACTATTACTGACAACTCAGACATGGGTTTGATGGAAAAAATTGATGAATTACGTGATTTGGTTCGTGCAATAGATGAAAATTCGTGGACATACTTGGAAGAAGTTTACGATGGTTATTTGATTTATTGTCAAGAAAACCAAACAGGTGAGAAATGCTACAAACGCAATTTCCAATTTAACGTCACAACGGGAACACCTGAATTTACAAGTGATCCAGTTGAGGTGGTAAAGAAAGTTGAATATGAAACTGTAATAACAAACAATACAGTGGTGAAAAGAACAAGAAAAACAAATTTAAAAAAGGAGGATGTCATTATGGCAAATGAAAAATGCACCCCTTGTATCGCTAAGAAAGCAGGAGAGTTGATTGCTAACGCAGCAACTTCTTATGTCGAAGCTGACAGGGAATGGTTGGAAACTTTGGAAGAAGGGCAACTGGACAAAATGGTTCCAAAAGTAGTTGAAACAAAAGAAGCAACAATCACACCAGAAATGGCTGTAAACGCTTTCAAAGAAGGTTTGAAAGCCGAAGAAGATTACATTGCGCTTATGCCAACTGTGATGCAAGAACAAATGCGTTCAGCATTGAAAGTGAATTCAGATCACAAACAATCTTTGATTGATGGTATTATTACCAACACAGAAGAAGGAACTTGGACAAAAGAAGAATTAGCAGTTTATGAAGTTGCAAAACTTGAAAAGATTGCAAAAACTGCAAATGTACGTCCACAATCACTTCAGGTGAATTACGCTGGTGCTGCTGCAGGAATGCTGACAGTACAGAACAACGAACAGAGTGGTATTCCTTTATTGGAACCTGCTGGAATCAAATTCAAATAATCTTAAATAAAGGAGGATTAAAATTATGGCTAAGAACACGATTAAGTTAAAAAATTACGATGACGTAGTTGAAGAATTTCTTTCAACTGCTGCTGCGATTACTCCAGGCGATCTTGTTGAAATGACAAGTGGTGGTTTAATTCAACGTCACTCTTCTGCAGGAAAAGACGCACTTCCTGCTATGTTTGCAACAGAAGACGAACTTCAGGGAAATGGAATTGACACAGATTATGCCAACTCTTCAAGAGTACAGGTATGGATCGCTCAACGTGGTGATCAGGTCAATGCTTGGTTGCTTGACGGTGAAAATGTTGCTATCGGTGATCCACTTACAAGTGGTGGTGCAGGGAAGTTGCAAAAACACGTTGCAAACTCAGGTATTGATGTATCCAATGCTATTGTAGGTGTTGCTTTAGAAGCAGTCAATCTTGCAGGTGGTGCTACAGCAAATGCACGTATCAAAGTAAGAATCGTTTAAAAATCAATTTTTGAAAGGAGAAATATATTATGGCAGTTGATTTAGTATCAAACGGACAGGGACAAGGGGAATTCGCAAACTTTTTGCTGAATAACCAATCAAAACTTGATCCAGGAACAATGCGTCCTTATCTTCACTTCAATGAGAAGACTGGCGCGTGGGGTGTATTCACAACCAATTTCAAAGGTGGTGACGCAACGAACCCTAAGAATTATGTAACCACTCAGATTCAAACCAATGCAAACACTTTGCGTAGGGATGAATGGAAACAGTTGGACGAAGCAGTTTTGAAAATCTCTGAAACCCGTTTGAATGGTGTTCAGGATTTGATCAGCGCAGGTTTGACTTACACCCTTGGAAATGCAATGGGAACAACCGTTCTCGAATGGCACGACACTGGTGATGCAATGGAAGCTGAAATGACAATGGACGGCATCAGCCGCACAACGAACGACAGGCAGACTTTCCAACACAACTACTTACCAATTCCAATTATCCACGTTGACTATGAAATCAACGCAAGGGTATTGGCAACTTCACGGAACATGGGAAATCCACTGGATACCCTTTCAGCCGAACGTGCTGCTCGTCGTGTTGCTGAGAAATTGGAATCAATGTTGTTCACAAACACCACGTATGCTTGGGGTCAAACGGACTCGAAAAGTCGTAACAGTATTTACTCTTACATCAACTTCCCAGACCGTGAAACTTTAAGTATCACTGCATGGACAGGTTCTGCAAAAACAGGTGTTGGTGTTATCAATGACGTTCTTGCTGCAAAAGCAAAACTGATCGCTGCCAAACATTATGGACCGTACACACTGTACATTCCAACGGCTTACGAAACTGTTTTGGACGAAGATTACGTTGGTGCAACACCCGACACAAGTGCAACAAACAAAACAATCCGTGAACGTATTCTTGCTATCGCAAGTATCAAGGATATTAAGGTTGTTGACACGCTTCCTGCAAATAACATCGTCATGGTTCAGATGACTT